TAAAGGCAAAAAACGAAAAGTAAAATCTGAATCTGATTGGAAAAAGTATTATGGGTCTTGTCCAGAACTTAAAGAAGAAATTGAACAATTGGGTAGACAGAACTTTAGCAGAACTATGCTCAGCTTACATAAAACAGCTGGCAAAACAAACTTCGAGGAAACGAGACAACTCTTTGTCAACGGAGTCCTCACCGAATCGCTTGACGACGGAACGCCAAAGTACTACAATAGTAACATCCTCTCCCGATACTTCCGAAAAGATTATTATGAAACTTGATGAAACTGATAAGATCATTGCTCACAATAGAGAGTGGGCTATCGATAAAGTAGAATCAGCAAAATTGGTAGGTGATAAGATAGCAATCTATGCAGAGTTTGAAGATTGGATTGAAATTGATGACGTGGATAACATTGAAATTATTTCTATAGAAAAGGAACCTGAAAATGAAGATAGGATTTAATTGTAGTTCTTGCGATCTATTCCATGCAGGACACGTTACAATGATGAAGATGGAGAAGCAGTTGTGTGACTACCTTATAGTTGCACTTCAGGTGGATCCTACGATTGATAGACCTGGTGTGAAGAATAAACCAGTTCAATCAGTCTATGAAAGGTATGTACAACTACAAGGATGTAAGTATGTTGATGAGATTCTAGTCTATGAGACAGAGGCTGATCTCCTTAATTTACTTCAGACACAGAACATTGATGTTAGATTTCTTAGTGAAGAATATAAAGATAGAGACTTCACAGGAAAGCAATATTGTATAGATAATGGTATAGAATTATTTTTTCATCTCAGAAGACACCAGTATTCTTCCACAGAATTAAGGAACAGAGTGTATACATTAGAAAAGAAAAAGAGAGATGAGAAGGTAGAGAGTAATGTAGAACAATATTCACCAGAACTTTTAGAAAAGTATTCGCTTAAAGAAAATGATCAAGGTAAGATGTAAAGAGTGTGGTAAGGAACTTAGTTCAAACTCAGGAAAGACCGTATCATGTGGTTGTCCTAACATGGCTACTTTAAATGGGGATAAATTGACCGCACTTGACTTAAATAAGGTAGTCATGATAAGTTCTAATCAAGAACCTAAACGTGACGGATTCACTTCACAAGATCTTGCATGGCAGGAACAACGACGCAAACGAAAAGTACGCAAACTAAACTTCGAGGTTCGATGACAGAAGAAACCATCAAGCAGATTTGTTATACTAAAGAAGAAGTAGACTCTATGATTGAGTTTGCTGTTGAAGAGGCAAGAAGAATTGATGAAGCCTCAATGGCAAAGCACAATAGAGAGGCAACAATCATCAGTATGATTCTTGGATTTACTACTTTGGCATTATTTGTTGATGGACTTCTTAGGATTCTTGGTATCATTCCACCATTCATGCACATTGATGTTAATATTATAGAGAAGATTGCCGACAGGGTAGAGACTGATGTTATAGATAAGATAAGACAAGTACCATTAGAAAGAATATTCAGAAGAGGTTAAGATGCTTTTAGAAACATTCCTAATTCTTGCAGCACTCCCATTCGTAGGACTAACAATCTTCTTTGGTACAAAGGGTGGATATTATGACAGTGATGACTATAATGGTGATGGTTGTGCTCATGATGTCCAACGATGAAATCACTCTTTAAAATCTTTAGTACTAAATGGTTTAGATCTGCACCAGTGGTAGCCACTATATGGTTGACTATTACAGCAGTCATACTTATTGAATTTAATTATTTTTTTCCAGACCTTTTATTCCATCCAATGCAATGAAAGCAATCTTTAAATACCTAAAAGAAATTAAAGATACTGCTAAATATATGTTACAAGGGTTAGAAGTAACCTTTGATCATATGAGAAGGCGACCTGTAACCATACAATATCCTTATGAAAAACTTATCCCTTCTGAGCGTTATCGAGGCCGTATTCATTACGAGCTTGATAAATGTATTGCTTGTGAGGTATGTGTCAGAGTATGCCCAATAAATCTCCCAGTGGTCGATTGGGTATTTAATAAAGAAGCAAAGAAAAAAGAACTAAGAAACTATTCAATTGATTTTGGTGCTTGCATATTCTGTGGTAATTGTGTAGAATACTGTCCAACCAATTGTCTAGCAATGACAGAGGAATATGAACTTTCAGTTTTTGACAGACATCAACTTAACTATGATAATGTCGCTCTTGGACGACTGCCCACTAATGTTACAACTGATCCCTCAGTTAAAGCCTTGCGTGAACTGGCTTACTTACCAAAG